CTTATGTCAGTCTTTTGCGTATCAAAGGACATGGAGAAGGAAGCACAATATCTTGTTCCCATTGCCACATTGATGGGTGAGAAGATTGTTGTCTATCTCTTTGCAAACTACAAAGACATCATCAATGCTTTCATCAAAGTAATTCAACCGAAAAAGTAAACAAACAAATATCTATACTATGGAAGAAATCATGAACCCAACTTCAGATGACTTGTTGAGAGAGACAATCATCATTCTCATTGGTCTAATTGTACGAGCAATTGAGAAGAGGAAACTCAAGAAACAATTGAAGAAACAATCAACAGAGGAGTGAACTATGGCATCAAGAGAAATCAAAGACTGCACACTTGAACTTCAGAGAGCATGGTCTCTTGCATCTGCTGAGTTTGCTTCCAAACATCCAGCACTACCACAACCATTCATTACTTGCACATACAGGAGCGAACAGGAGCAACTTGAACTATATGCCCAAGGAAGGACAAAGAGTGGAAAAATAGTCACCCAGATTGCTTCTGGAGGGAAGCACAACATTCTCCCAGCACAGGCATTCGATATTGCTTTCAAGAAAGATGGGAAGTTGGACTGGTCTGCTCACCTATTCAAGAAGTTTGCAGACATAGTCAAGAGGGTATCTGATGATGTAGAATGGGGAGGAGACTGGAAGAGATTCAAAGACCTTCCTCACTTCCAAGTGTAACAAAAAAAAGAGAGCATCACTCTGGATGCTCTCTCTTTGATTCTGGTGGTGATTACTTCACCAAGTATCTGTAGTGTGGTGATACCAATGTGGAGTCTTCTGCTGCCCAGATTGTCCATGCTTTGATTGTCTTCACACCATCAGTCATGGTCATCTCCAAGTTGATTCCAACATATCCAGAAACCAATTTGAAGTTGGTCATGTCCATTCCTTTCTGGGTGATTTTGATTGCCAACTTTGAAAGTGAAGAAGTGTAGTGCAATTCAGCACACTTCATTGCTTCTTCTACAAAAGCAGTCAAACCATTCTTCTCAATCTTTCTCATCTTCTGCAACTTGTTTGCAAGTTTGTTGTACTCAGCACCAAGAGAATGCTTTGCTGCATCCTTGTTGCGGATTGCTTCATTGTATGCTGATACAACAGAATCAAGTTCAGACTTAACTGATGGAATGCTTTCCATGATGTGTGCATACTGATGGTTTGCAAAAGTGTGAGTCTTGCAAAGTAGTGATTGCTTCAAGTCAAATGTCTCTTTGGTGAGGATAGCAAGGATACCAGTATCAGAAGACTCAACTTCACCAATGATTGCTGGGTGATTGAAGTCTGCTGCAACAATATCATTGGCAGTCTTAGTAGCAAGAGAGCGCAATTTGTATGGTAGGTAGTTTCTGCATTGGATGCTGATAGATACTTTGTTGTCATCCTTGAGAGTCACGCTACCATAAGCAGATGCTGACTTAGTTCCACATGGTGAGTAGATTGTTGCTGAGAAAGATGCTTTTTTCATTGTGTGTGTTTTTTAATTATTCGCCAAAGATATAGACACAGATAGACATCTCTGACATCTTTCTAAAAATATTTTTTTTGTCTATGATTCTCAGCAAGTTAGAGTATACCATGTCTGTTGTTAATAACTTCTCTTGGATTGATAGACATTTGTAGTACATTTGCTACTCCAATAACGGAACACACTATAAAAATCAGACACATGAAAAAAGCAATTTACATTCTGGACATCGCACAAGCACAAGTAGGTGATGTAGTATCTTACAAAGGAATCACTCAGACTATTGTTGAACTACACTATCATCCTCACTACAAGAATCTGGAGACCATCACTACAGACAAGAATCACATCAAGTCTTGGTCAACCATCCACACTTCAGACAAGTCCAAGTCAACTTGGGCAAAGGAGGAAGGATACTATCAAGAATGCTTGAAGTCTGGCAATGTTGTCCACATCTAAATCAACTGGGGAGGAGTCTGACTCCTCCCCTATTTTTCATTCTCAAATCATACACACATGGCAAAGTTTGACTTCAGAAATCAATTGAAGGGAAGGGATGTTTCCTCACTTCAATCACTCAGAGAATATCATCTCAATGTGATGCTGGACTTGATGTCTATTGGACACAAGGATTCAACCAAGCATCTGAGATATTTGTCTCACATAGATACTGCAATCAGCAAAATCAAATAATCCCCAAAACCATAATCACTATGTACAATGTACTTATTGAACCAATGCAGAAGCACATCAATGATGGTGCTTGTCAACTCATCTGCTTTCCTACTTATGGCAAAGCACTATCAGTCTTCAAGGAGATATGTGACTCCAAAGGACTGGACTATGATACCTACAACCAAGAAGACTATCCATGTGAATGGATTGCTGGTGGAGTAGGTCATGACTATCGTATCACCTTAATCCCAGACCATCATGTTTGAATCACCAATCAATCCACCAGACAATCACTCTCTGTGCATCTATTGTGATGCTGATGAAGTGAGAGCAGAAGCAAGACAACTTGCAAGTGATAGAGCAAAGCAGTACAACATAGAGAATCCAGCATCAGAAGAAGATGAGAAGATTGATGAGGACTTCTATGATGATTGCTTGGATGAAGTTCAAAACCAGCATGGGATGTGTAGATGGTGCTATGAGGAAGACCATGCTGATGATGACAGAGATGACTATTGAAATTATATTTGTCTAACTTAATACACACACAAGATGGTATCAAATTCTTATCTACAGGAAAGGAGAGCAGATGCTCTCAGATTGAAAAGCATTCTGGATGGTGGTGCAAAGCACAACTACAATGAGATTGATTTAGCAGTCATCAGAAGAGCAGCAGAATCACCGAATGGTTTTGCAATTGTCTACCAGAATTGCATGGTAGTTTGCAAGAAACCAAACACATCTGGACTCATGGTTCATCACTACTCAATCTTTGACCTATGAAGTACACCCAGAGAACAATCAACATGACCATCAACTATATGTCAAAGCAGTTTGACATGAGTGATGATGACATCAACTTCTACACCAAGCAACTTGAACTGCTGGTGGAAGCAGTCACCTTTGACTTCAAGGAATCAGTTCAACAAATCAAAATCAATTCTAAAACTCATACACATGAAATCAGTTCAAATCAAAGTCAAGCAACCAGCACAGGAAGTGATGGTAGAATTCACTCTTCCAGCATACAGGAAGAGGAATAATTGGTACTATGCAGTAGTATCAGATAAGCAAGCAATACAAGTATTCAAGTCTGAGTATGCATCTACTGGTGTATACATAGCAACTGGAGAGAGAATGGTCTCTGATGCTTTTGATACTGGTACTGAACCATGCACCAAGCAAGAATTCTTGGAAGCAATGAACTTGTCTATGGCATCACTCATGGATATCACAAGAGAAGTGAAGGAGGACAACCAATGAACTATCCACTATCACCAGAGCATATGGATGCTCTCCAGAAATTTCAAGGGAGATTGAATTCTGAACCATCCATTGAAGGAGTTGAATTGACTCCAGATAGGAAAGCATCTACACTTGTCATCAGTCACATTGAGATGACATTGGATGAACTCTTCTTTGGTCAATGGACTACAGAGAACTTCCAATGGTCTCACATAGCAAATGAAGTCCAAGCATCACTTGAATTAGTAGTCACTCATCCAGTATCTGGTCAACAAATCAGAAGGATTGGAACTGCATCTGTTGTCATAATGGTAGACAAAGTTCCAGACGATATCAAGGATGACCCAATCTTGAGGAATAGATGGGCATTATCAGCAGACAACAAGAAACCGAATGCTCTTGACATGGCATTCCCCAAACTCAAATCTGAATGTCTGAAGAATGCAGCACAATCACTTGGGAAAGTATTTGGAAGAGACTTGAACAGGAAGATTAAGGATGTCTATAGACCATTCCGAATCACTCCTCAGACTACTGGAGTATCAGCACTACCAGAATCAACCATGACCAAGATGATTGAAGGAATCAAATCTGGAGCAGATGAGTTTGAGATAAGGAATGCAATGGAACTCATGAAGGATGTGATGAGTGATGAACAGAAGAATCAGTTGAACCAACTAATGAAAGAGACACATGGAGAATAAGTATGTACAAGACTTGCTGATTCAATCAGCACAACAATCCCTTGCATGGGATAGAATGAGATTGGGCAAATTCACAGGTAGTGGAATCTCTGCTCTGATGACTGAACCAAGAAGCAAAGTAGACAAGGAATCTGGTGCTTTCTCCCAGACTGCTCTGAAGTACATTCATGAGAAACTCATGGAGCAAGTGACTGGACAGGTATGCTATGAAGCAACAGGAAGAGCATTGGACTGGGGAAACGAATGGGAGGAGACTGCATTGAAGGAGTTAGCCAAACACATTGGTAGTACACCAGAGCAGACCAAACTCAAACCATCATTCAAGTTGTTCAATGAATATAGTGGATGCTCTCCAGATGCTTTCATGTATCATCAATGCTTTGACATGGAACTGGGAGTAGAAATCAAATGTCCATTCAATTCACTCAATCACTTCTACCATTGTCAAGTTGATGGATGGGAGACTCTGAAAGAAATCAATTCAGACTACTATTGGCAAGTCCAAATGAATATGCTGACATTCGGGAAGACTGCATGGATATTTGCATCCTTTGACCCTCGTCAACCAGACAACAAGATTCTTCATCATGCATTGATTCACTTCAATCCAGAAGATGGTCAACTGCTTTGTGAGAAGTTGGAGAAAGCATATGCATACAAGCAACAATTGTTGAATGAATGGACTAACACACCAGCACTATGAGAGACTCCACTATTGTCTATCGCTCATTCTATGAAGCAATCTCTGAACTACCAAAGGAAGTTCAAGCAGATGTCTACCATGCACTCTTTGAGTATGCTCTGAACTTCAATGAAGTTGAACTATCTGGACTTGCAAAGACCATCTTCACTCTCATCAAGCCACAACTGGATGCAAACATGAAAAGGTATATGAATGGAACTATACCAAAGAAGCAAACAGGAAGCAAAGTGAAAGCAAAAGACAAGCAAACTGCAACCAAAAGTGAT